CGAAGCCTGGCGGACCCCGCATCGCCCGCCGCAAGGCCGGCCCAATACCGCTCGACCGCGTTGACGGCCTTGCGGTCCCGATTGATGACCAGGAAGTTCTCCGCCTCCATCGCCGTGCCCACCCGGCTGATGATCATCGCCGGCACGGCAGTGATGGCCGGATGCAGGTTGGCCGCCTTGACGCGGTGCTGGCCGTCGGTGACCGTAAAGCGGCCGTCCGCCTGCGCGGCGAGAATGACCGAACCGAAGTGATCCCAGTGGAATTCGCTGAGGATGCGCTCGACACGCCGCCCGTCCAGCTCGCGCTGATAGTTGCTGTCGATGTCAATCCGGTCGACGGCGACCCACTCGAAGCGGGGCTTTTCCCCGATATCCTGACTGATCGTGCTCATGAAGCCACCTCACCTTTCAAAAGGATGCGGTAGCCGCGGCCCCAGACCGTATCGATCGACAGCCCGAGGGGCGCGAGCTTCCTGCGGATCTTGCAGACAAGCACGTCGATGATCTTGATCTCCGGCTCGTCCATGTCGCTGCGCAGCCAATAGGCCTCGGCCATCAGCTGCTCGCGGGTGACGAGCCGCGGCTTTTTCTGCCACAGCATCAGGAAGAGATTGAATTCGCCCTCGGTGAGGCGCGTGACGCCCCCCCCTGCGACGATGAATCCGCCGTCCATGTCGATGCGGACCGCTTCGTCGTCGGGAACAGGCTGGCGGCAGCACGGGCAAAGCGCATCGCTCATGGCGCTGCCTCGCGCGCGGCAGGCGGCATCTGGTATCCCTTGAAGCGTTCCGAGAGGATCGAAACGCCCAACGGCCGCAATTTGCGGCGGAGCTTGCTGACATGGCTTTCGATCACCGCCATGTCGATGTCGTCGTCCGCATCGAAGACGAGCGCATAGAGATCGTTCCGCGAAACGAAACGGCCGCGACGCGAAACCAGAGCCTCCAGCACGGCCGCCTCGCGGCGCGGAAGGACCACGCATTGCCCGCGGGCGATCACCGCCCCCGAGCCGACATCGAACCGGAAGTCATCGGACCGCAGCACGCCGCCGCAGAGCGGGCAGCAGAAACCTACCGTCGACGCCCCCGGCGAGCGCGGTGGAGCGGCTGCCCGCATCACGCACCCTCCCCGACCACGCGAAGGCCCGCCTTCTCGCCGCCGCGGGCCTTGATGCCCGCGAGCGAGGCCCGAAGGTCGCTGGCGGCCCGCTCGAGGCCGGCCGCAAGACGGTCGACCGTCTGCGCCTCGGTCGGCGTGACCTGGCCGTCCGCGATCGCCACGGCCATTCCGTTGGCGAGCTCGGCCGCGCAGCGCATGAGCTCGGCATGGGTGAGCATCACGGAGACGTCCTGCACTCGCTCTGCCTCGGGATCCGTCAGACGCCGCCCGTTGGCCTCGGCGAGGACGGCCGTCACCAGGGCGATGCCGCAATCGGCTTCGAGCGTGCGGATGGCGCCGATCGGCATGAGGTCCGGATCGGCGGGGCTGTTCCAGCGGCCGACCTGGCTCTTGGAAAAGCCGCTGATGGCCTCGACGCGAAGAATGCCGCCGCAGCGCTCGATCAGGTCACGCTGCGCCGCCTTGATGCGATAGAGGAAGGGGTCGGACATGCGAGGTCTCCGAAGACAAAAAAAGACGTTCCCGCGCCGGGAAATCCGGCGGGGTTTTCCCGTGGCGGGAAAGACGGAACTGCTTGAAAGATCAGGGCCTCAGATCACGGAGGCCCGCATGGCAGATGCACTCGAAAGAATCGGACCCCGCCGTCACGACGTTTCGTGCGGCGCAATGACGACGGGGCTCCCCTCGCTCGCCGCGCATGGTGCAGGCAGCTGCCAGCGCCGCGCACGGGCGCGGAATGGGAAAGGGAAGATGGCGCCGGAGCGGTCCGCAACGCAAAACCTGTCGGCTTCGCGCCCCGGCGCCAGGTGGCAGGGCGAGCGGGGGAGGTTACCGCCCAGCGTCCATGCCCTGCAGGGGAAGAGGAGAGAATGACGATCATTCGGCGGTCTCCGGAGCAGGGCCGAAGACATCAGGCCGTATAACATGCCGCGAAACACCAGTGATGCGCTCGAAGTCACGCACACGCTCGGCCGGAACCCGCCTCCAGGAATGCAGCGAACTATGCTTGATGCCCAGTTCGCGCGATAGCGCGACTGTGCCTCCAACTTTCTCAGCAGCTTGCTCAACGATCTCAATCATGCGCGCACCGTAGTTGATACCTACGATCCGTGTCAATAACCTACGTAGGTGCAAAATGGTAGCCAATGGCTACAACGTCCGCATGGACAAACTCGATACTCTTGGTGCGCGCCTACGTTATGGCCGGAAAGCCCGCGGTCTGTCACAGGAAGATGTGGCAGCAGAGTTCGGCATTGCGCGGAACAATATTTCTACGTGGGAAAGCGACACAACGCGGCCGGATCTGGCGCGATTTGCGAAACTGGCCTCCCTTTACGGTACGACAGAAGCCTGGCTGCTCGACGGCCTAGGAGATCCCCCAGCAAAAGTGAGCAATGCGCCGGTTGGCACCTCGCGCGGAAGGAAGAACGCCGCCGAAGGCCAGTCATCGCCGGTAGTTTCTCTGGTTCCCGGAAACCAGCTCTTGGGCACCGGGAAAATGCCGCTTTACACCGGAGCGATGGGCGGCGACGGGCATGTGATCATCACCTTTGACGCGATCGACTACGTCAAACGCCCCGCTGAGCTGGAGAACGTAAAAGGCGGTTATGGCCTTCTTATCGTTGGGGAATCTATGATCCCAGCTTTCTGGCCCGGGGACATGGCGCTGGTCAATCCTCATCTCCCACCCGCCAGACAGAAGAATGTGATCCTATACCATACGCCGCCGCATGGCGGCGACGTTGAGGCGATCGTAAAACAGCTCAACAGTTGGAACGAGCGCCAGTGGCACCTTCAGCAGTACAACCCCGCCCGGGAGTTTTCTGAGTTCCGGCACGAATGGCCGATTTGCCATCGCGTCGTCGGCAAGTATGATGCGCGCTAATGCGCAGTCTCCAACATTTCGGCAGGGTCTTCTCCATACTGGGCAATGATTACGGCATCATCCCACGCACCAACGTCAGGATCGCCTGACCGTGAGAACGCGATCACTGAGGCGCTATCTTTCGCCAGCGCCAGCGCGAGCCTTTCGCAATGCGACAGATCCCTGGCCTGCCGCGGCGCGTCAGGTATCAACATTCCCTTATTTCCGCGCTGGAACGACTGAACTACGAAATACGTGACCATGCTTTTGGCTCCTTTGTTCTCATTCCGTTCTGATTAAAGACTCAGAACCGAATCAGAGTCGAGTCAAAATATGTAGGGTCAGCCTACAATTTTACGGTTGACACCTACGTAGGTAAAAACTACCTTCCCGCTCGTTCCCCTCGAACGGCGGGCCGTCGTACCCCCACCCCAAGCCCATGCGACGGTCCGCACTTCGAGGTTTCACAACCGAGCGGAGAGCAAGGGAATGTCACTTCAGCTTCACCATGCCCGACACGTTGATGCCGCTAGGCCCATACAAGCGTATAGCCTCTGCGCACACGTCTCCCACGGACATGTCAGCAAGTTTTTCCCGAGCCACCTCGTTGCCGAAATTCAGCGCCCTGAAGTCGGGGCCCACTCTTGTCTTGAACTGCTCGACCGACACGCCGCGCTGACGCGCCCAATACTCCATCGCTACGAAGTCAACTTCGACAGCTTTGCAGAAGCTCGCGTAGGCCAAAATCTCGCCGACGATCTGTGCCGCCCACGGCGTGGCGTTTGCCGGCAGCGTGCTCACGAGCAGACAGATACCCCCAATCATCGCTCTCTTCATTCCCACTCTCCCTTTCAACCCATCGTCGCATCTTCGCGCATTTCCGCGCGGAGAAAAACCCAAAGGAGAAACCCCATGCACCAGCAGACCGCAATTGCCCGCTCCATCCCGCTCGAGGCCGCCCAGTTCCTGCGCGGGCGTGGCGACGAGGGCGTGACGATCGAGGACATCGCCGTCGCGCTCAACCGCAGCGAAGCCGAGGTGGAAAAGCACCTGCCCGAGGCGCGCCGTCTCGTGCGCCGCATGCAGTCCGGCAAGGCCTGAGGCGAGCACGATGTCCGCCCGCCTGCCCCTCGTCGAGGACTTCCCCGACCGGCCGCGCCTCCTGCGCGCGGTCGATGCCATCGCCGCCTGGTCGCTTCCGCTGTGGATCGTCCTTCTCGGCTGGATCGCCGCCGGCGTCTGGCTGGGCGGTGCGCCATGATGTCCGCCGGGCGCGACCGCGCCATCGCCTTCGACCGCCGCCGCCGGCGCATTGCCGGCGCGCTCTATGCGCTGGCCTGCCTCCTGCCGGCCGGCACCTTCGCCGCCTTCATCGTCTACGCCTGGAGAGCACAATGACAATCATCACAGCCTATATCGACGAGGCGACGGCCGAGCGCCTGCGCCTGATCGCCGAGGAAACCGGCCGCCGCTGCGAGGACCTGGCCGAGAGCGCGATCGCCGAGGAGGCGCTGCGCTATTTCCGCGCCCGCAGCGACGATCCCGGTCAGGCGGCGCCGCTTCCGAGCGCCGCGCAGCGCCGTATCGCCCGGGAGGCCGCACTATGACCGCGAGCATCCTGACCTTTCCCGGCAAGGCCGTCGCGCCTTCGCTCTGCCCGACGATCCGCGCTGCCAACCATGCGGCAGCCGCAACGCACCACCTCTGCGAGGCGCGCCGCGGCCTCATGCGCGGCCTCAGCCCGCAGGCCGTCGGTCGCACGCTCGACCAGGAGGGCGCCGTCGCCTGCCTCGTGGTCGCCCTTTGCCAGACGATCGAGCTTACCGGCAACCAGCCCCGCGACCGTGCCCTGCGCGATGCGCTCGACGCCTGGTCCGCCGCGAACGGGAGGATCTCGACATGAGCGACGAGCATTATGCCCTCGCCGAGGAAGCCGGCGTCCAGAAATACCTGCCGTCATGCTGGCATGACGAGGCCATCCCCGAGCCCCAGCGCGACGTCAATGATTTCATCTGGCGGGAGGACGGCGGCACCTACCTGCTGATGCCGAAGGACAAGGACGAGCACGAGGATTTCTGGCGGGAATCGCTGGAGCCCGGCCAGATCGTCGCGTTCAATGTGCATGAATGGTACGGCTGGCACACGATCCGCGTCCATGAGGACGGCACGTTCGCGGCCGGGAGCATCCCCGCCAAGGCGAACTGCTTCTGCCTCGACGGCGATATCGACTTCTTTTCCGACGATCTCGCCGAGCTCGTAAAGGTCGGCACGGAAGACGGCGTGCCGCTTCCGGCAGGCGACCACAGGGTTACCGCCTATTGGTGGGACCGGAACGATACTTCCTTCCGCTTCGTCGTCGATGCCGACGGCGCGGCCCGGTTCGAACCATGCACGGGGGCGAACTGACATGGCCCGCTACGGCAATTCCTTCCGCATGGGCCGGCCGCGCAGCCACCCCATGCCGTCCGAACCTTACATCTACCATGCACTGGCCGATGGCCGGACCGTGGACGAAATCGCCTTCTCGCTCGGCATCGGCCACAAGACGCTGGTCGATTTCATAACGGTCCGCCGCGAACGCTGGCAAAGAAACCCGCCCGGGAAACTCGTCGCCGACGAGCGGCGGATCGTCGTCACCCGGGAAACCTTCGTCGGCCATGCCTATCGCACCGTCAACGTCTCGCTGCCGCGCATCACCATGCATGTCCTCGCCCGGGAGGAAGCGCGCCATGGATAAGCTGACCCCGTTTCGCATCCACTTCGAAGGCGAGACCCACCCTTACGACACACTCGCCACCGACGCGCGCGATGCGCGCAAGCGCGGTGAAGCCGCTCGCCCGGGCGAGATCGTCCGCAAGGTCAAGGTCATCCGCGAGGATGGCTTCTCGCCCGCCCCTTCCTGCCCCGCAACCACCGGAGAAACCCCATGAATATCGCAGTTACAGCACCGGCCGCCACCATCGTACGGCCGCACCAGGCGCCCATCCTCATCGTCACCAGCGCGGCATCGCTCGCCATTCGCGCCGGCACAATGATCACCGGCGACGCCGGCGCCTTCAGCTTCGCCGAAGATACCGAGATCGCCGTTCCCGATCTCATCCCCGGCGAAGATTACGGCGTGCGCCTCGACGAAGGCCGGCCCTTCGGCTCCCTGCTCGGTCCGGAAAACGCGATCGAGGCCGGCTGGCTCGGCGGCTTCCACTTCGCCCCGGGGGGCAATGCCGCCGCGCGGGCCGGCGGCGACACGACGCCGGCGATCAACCCGTGCTCGCTCTGGGACCTCGGCTTCCGCCCAGCCTGCCCGGATCCGCGCGGCATGAAGCTGGTGGAGGTCGGCGGCGCCCATGTCTTCTGGGACGATATCTACTGGCTTGGCACCGAGCACGAACGTCACGGCACGAGCCGTTGCGGCGCGACCATCGCCACCGGCGAGACGCTCGGCCGGCTGAACTATCACGACGCCGTCGAGATCCTCGCGAAATACGGCAAGCGCCTGTCGACCTACGACGAGGCCCGCGCCAGCGCCTACGGCGTCACCGAGCGCAGCTCCGCCGACCGGCAGCCGAAGGTGACCGGCCTCGACGCCGCCCGCACCAGCTCCACCGGCAGCATGCAGGCCACGGGCAACGTCTGGGGCTGGATCACCGACGGCGACCCCGATGACCCGCGCGCGTCCATTTTCGGCGGTTCGTGGGTCAGCGGCTCGAGCGCGGGCTCGCGGTACGCGAACCTCGGCTACTGGGCCGGGAGCTCGGACGACAGCCTCGGCGTCCGCGCTGCCTGCGACCACCTGGCCGCCTGATCCGCGCGCGCGAAAGCGCGGGCGCACCCTCCCCCTCCATCGAAGGATAACGACCATGACGGCAGCAGCCGCAGTCAAGCAGCATGACATCACCATCGAGCGCGCCGACGTTGCCGCGCCCATCCTCTACGTATCCGCCAAGGAGGTCGTCGGCATTCGCGCCGGGACCGTGATCCGGATCGGTGGCACCGCCTACGGCTTCGACGTCGACACGCCTCTCGGCCTCGCCGGCGGCCTTGTATCCGGGCACGATTACGGCGTCGGCATCCACGAGGACGGCAAGCCTTTTGCAACGGTGCTCGCCCCGGCAAATCCCCTCGCCATCGGCTTCGTGGCCGGCTTCCATTTCGCGCCCAGCGGTTGCGCGGAAGGGACTGAGGGCGGCGACGGCATTCCCTCCATCAATCCGTATTCGGCGTGGGACCTCGCGTTTCGTCCGACCTGCCCGGATCCGCGCGGCATGACGCTCGTCGAGGTCGGTCACGGGCGCCTCTTCTGGGAGGACATCTACCTCCTCGCCGCCGATCACCTGCAGGGTACCAGCCGGTTCGACGCGACGATCGCCGACGGCCGCGACCTGCCGGAACGCATCGACTGCAAGGGAAGGTATGCAAGGCTCGACCATGCGGCCGCCGCCGAGATCTGCGCGCACCACGGCAAGCGGCTGATCGGCGCGGAGGAGGCCTTCGCAGGCGCCTACGGCGTCAAGGAGCGCTGCTCGCGTAGCACCGATCCGGTAAAAACCGGGAGCATGGCGGACGGCGGCGCGCGCTTCGTCAGCCGCCGCGGCGTCATCGACGCGACCGGCACCATGTGGCAGCGGGGCACCGACGGCCACCCCGACGACCCGCGCGCGTCCATTTTCGGCGGTTCGTGGATCGACGGCTCGCACGCGGGCTCGCGGTGCGCGAACCTCGGCTCCTGGGCCGGGAACTCGCACGTCAACCTCGGCGTCCGCGCTGCCTGCGACCACATGGGTCCTGCCTGATTTTGCGCGGAAGCGCAAAACCTCCTGAACCGGACGATCGCCAGCCATGCACCGCGACGAACATGTGAATGCCAGGGACCTGGCGATCGTCGAGAAATATGAGGCCACCGTGACCTATCTCTACCCCATCCTCCAGTCCTTCCCGCGCCGGCACGGCGCGCTGCGCGACAGCATGATCGGGCAGTTGATGGATATGGTCGGCCTCCTGTACCAGGCCGCGAAATCGAAACAGCCTTCGCGGCTTTACGCGGCGGACGCCCATCTGGCAACGCTGCGCTTCTGGTTGCGCTTCGCGACCGCGGAAAAGCTGCTCTCCCACAAACAGCACCAGGTGGCGCTCGGCCACATCGCCGAGACCGGCGCGATGCTGGGAGCATGGATCCGTGCCACGAAGGGCAACGGGAGGTCGGGGTAATGGCTATGGTGCGCGCGTCCATTTTCGGCGGTTCGTGGATCAACGGCTCGAACGCGGGCTCGCGGTACGCGAACCTCGACAACTGGGCCGAGAACTCGAACGACAACCTCGGCGTCCGCGCTGCCTGCGACGACCCCTTTCCGGCTCGGCGACGGTCACGGCCGCGCCGGCCATATTCCACCGGCGCTCATGCGCCAGGGTGGTCGGCCCAACCTTCCAGCTTCGGCAAATACACTGCGAGGTCCGGCAGAGCGGGGAGTAGCGGCGTACGCGCCGTCGAAACCCGCGGCCGGCGTCTTGCCGCGAGGCATCCCATGGCGAAGAAGCACCGTAACCTCATCGGCCCGATCACGGCCGACGCGAACATGCGCGAGGCGCTACGCCTCACGGCCCGCGGCAAGCGGCTGACACCCGACTATCTCGAATTCAAGGAATATTCGGTCCTCAACTTGCATATGCTGGCCGCAGCAATGCGCGACGGCTCCTATCGGCAGGGTGAACCGAACGAATTCCGCATCTACGACCCCAAGGAACGCCTGATCTCGGCGCTGCCATTCGAGGACAGAATCGCACAGCAGGCCGTCGCACGCATCATCGCGCCGATCTTCGACGCCACGCTCCTGCCGCGCTGCTTCGCATGCCGCCCGGGCAAAGGCACCCATGCCGCCGCCATTGCTCTGCAGGCCGACATGCGCCGCCTCGATCGGGACGGGCCGCTCTATGCCCTCAAGACAGACTTCTCTCGCTACTTCTACAGTATCGAACGTGGCGCGCTCTGGCAGCTGATCGACGCGAAGATATCGTGCCGCGCCACGCTGCGCCTCATCGAGGCGATGTTGCCCCGGTCGGGCATCGGCCTGCCCATCGGCAATCTCACCTCGCAGATCTTCGCGAACATCTATGCGGGCGTCGTCGACCGCCACCTGCAACAGGATCTCGGCGAGCGATATTGGTATCGCTACATGGATGACATCGTCGTCCTCGGCCGCGATCCGGATCACCTGCGCAAGGTCCGCGCCTCCATCGAGGATATCTCCCGCGATCGGCTCGGCCTCAGGTTCTCGAAGTGGAGCATCCAATCGGTCGCCCGCGGCGTGAACTTCGTCGGCTACCGCATCTGGCCGACGCACAAGCTCCTCCGCCGCGACAGCGTGGCCCGCGCCCGCCGCAAGATCAAGGCATACCGTGCCGCCGGCGAGCACGCCAGGTTGGAGCGTTTTCTTGCCGCCTGGACGGGCCACGCCCGATGGGCCGACAGCCGCAATCTTCTCAACCATCTCGACGTGCCGCCCGCTGGCATCGGACGCCGCGACGTCACCAACACTCAGTCTGGAGGCGAATATGAAGCGTGAGTTCAACGACCGCATCATCCGCGACGGTTTTCCAGAACGATGGTTCGTCCAGGATCGGCTTGACGAGAAGGTGGCCCTGCTCTGCACCGAGACACCCGGCATGTGGCCGGGCTCGGCATGCATTTGCCTCAAGCCTGCGGCGATCACCACAGATGAGTGGTTGCCGATCGCACGCCAGATTGCGCGGGGCTATGACGCGATCCCACCAGCGTCGACGGATACCTTCGAAGTCGCGGGTTATGTAGGCAAGGCATCGCTTGAGATGCTGCTGGCCGGCCAGAATGCCGGGTGCGTTCTCCATCAGGTCCCGCTGCTGCATGCCGATGGCATTCCGCTCTACCTAAGCACCACCAACGTAGCGAAGGGGTGCGCCGAATGACGCCAGCACCAGGAGACCTGATCGTCGTTTGGTTCTCGAACGGCGCAGCTAGCGCCATCGCATGGCAGGAAACGCTGCGACTGTACGGCGACCATTGCGACGTGCGCGGCGTCAATAACCCAGTGGCCGAGGAAGACCACGATAACCTTCGCTTCGCCCGGGACGTCTCTATGTGGCTGCGCCAGCCGCTGAACTATTGGAGCAACCCGAACTATCCTGAAGCGTCGGCCGTTTCCGTGTGGGATCGGCGGGGCGGCATGGTGTTTCCTCATGGAGCGCCTTGCACTGTCCACCTGAAGAAGGAAGCGCGGCAGGATTACGAGCGGCACCACAAAGTCGCTTGGCACGTCTTTGGCTTCACTGCCGACGAGAAAAAGCGCCATGACCGCTTCGTACTGACCGAGCGGTCCAATGTTCTGCCGGTTCTGATCGACGCGGGTATTTCAAAGCAGGATTGCATCGAACGCCTTCAGGCCGCCGGTATCGCGCCGCCGCGCCTCTATTCAGAAGGCTACCCGAACGCAAACTGCATCGGGTGCGTGAAGGCGACCAGCCCGACGTACTGGAACCTAGTCCGCCGGACACGCCCGGAAATTTTCGATGAACGCGCCGAGCAATCCCGCCGCCTCGGGGTTCGCCTGTGCCGGCATCAGGGGAAACGCATCTTCCTTGATGAACTGCCAGCAGACGCGGTGGGCCGCCCCCTCAAATCCATGAACATCGATTGCGGTATCTTCTGCGAGGAAAAGCCATGACCGAGAAAACGGTTCCGTCGTTCAATGTCGACATCCACATGGCCGGTGATATCAACGCCGCTGCCCTTGTCATCCAGCGCTACGCCGCCGAGACCGGTCTTTGCGTGACGCTGATGCCGCAATCCTTCATCTACACCGGAGGCCGGGAAGAAGGTTTCCGCGTTGGCTTCATCAACTACCCGCGCTTTCCGAAAGAGCCGGCCGAGATCGTTGCACGCGCGCATGACCTTGCCCGCAATCTGCGCGCCCGGCTCGGCCAGCAATCCTACAGCATCGTGACGCCCATCGAGACGACGTGGGTATCGACTCGGCCCGATGACACCACCAGTGCTTCCGGAGATCAGCCATGACGGTTTGCTTCTCGTTCCGCGATGACTGCTGGCACGTATACCTTCTCTGGGACTGGCCAATGTGTGCCGTCTATCGCCG